GAGTACAATAGATTCAATAACAGATGCTTCAGAAATGAATGTAGATGGTGAGAGATTTGTAAAATCAACTTTTTCAGTTGTAACAAAATCATATTTACTACCAGAGTATTTAAACTCTACCGTTACAAATAAAACATCAAATATGAAAAGACAATTAACTAAATCTAAAATAATTCTTACTGAAAAAATTATTTAAGGTTTTGAAAAATTAATATATATTTATATATGAAACAAATGGAGGTTATAAATGTCAGAACAAGAATCAAAATTAGCTGAAAAATTAGAAAATTTAACAAAATTTACAGAAGAAGAAATGAATCAAGTTAAACAACTAAGAGAAGAATATTTTAAAGTTCAAGATGAATTTGGATTATTAGCTGTAAATAAAATTCGATTAAATGAACAACTAGATGAATTAGAAAAACAAGAACATTCGTTACACGAAAAATTTAAAAAAAATCAAAAAACAGAAGATGAATTTTTAAAAGAAATAACTAAAAAATATGGTGAAGGCACTTTAAATCCAGAAACTGGTGTTTTTACTAAAAAATAATTCTTAAAATTAACATAAATCTTATCGTTTTGGAATAAAACCATATATTTATATATGAAAAATATTGTCTATTTGCATGATATTTTATATAAAAATTAATTCAACCTTTATAGACAAGGAGAGCTTAAATGGCCGAAAAAATAATTTCCCCTGGTGTATTTACCAATGAAATAGATCAAACATTCTTACCATCAGCTGTTGCAGACATTGGAGCTGCTCTTGTTGGTCCTACAGTTAAAGGACCTTCATTAGTACCAACAGTAGTATCATCATATTCAGAGTATCAAGCTATATTTGGTGACACTTTTAAAAGTGGAAGTAGTTATGCTACTTATTTAACTTCACTTGCAGCTGAACAATACTTAAAAAATTCAGATACATTAACTGTTGTTAGAATATTAGATGGTACTACAAGTACTGCTAAATCTTATGTTCAAAAAGTACAAACTGGAGGTGCAGATCCAGGAGGAGCTGCTGGAACACCTCATTATACTGGCAGTGTAACAGCTTCAGTAGATTGGACAGCAGCAAATGCATCATTTATTTTAAATACAATAGGTGATGGTGCTATAATGAATAATACAACTTCTTCTCTTGGTAATCAATTTTCTTTAGGTACAAATGGTATAATTCCTGATTCAGGATCAAAACATAATTTGAGATGGGAAACTACAAGCCTTAATAAAGAAAAAGGAACTTTCACACTTCTTATAAGAAGAGGTGATGATTCTGTAAAAAGAAAACAAATATTAGAAACTTATAACAATTTAAGTCTTGACCCAAATTCAAACAACTATGTTGCAAAAATTATTGGTGATTCTTATCATTCAATATCAGGTACAGAATCAGAACCTTATATAACTTCTGTTGGTCAATATCCAAATCAATCTAAATATGTGAGAGTTAGTGAGGTTGTTAATACACCTGACTATTTAGATGAGAATGGTAATGTTAGAGTTCCAGCTAATTCTGCTTCATTACCAGGACCAAATAGTGGTTCATTTGGAGGAGCTTCAAGTGGATTCGCTGGATTTGATGCAGTTGGTGGATATGGTGATTCAACAGCAGCTCAAGCTAACTATACATTTTATGATAAAATTGGTGATAAATCACAAGGATTTGATCCTGAAGTAGATAGTCAAGGTAAAACAGCTTATAATAAAGCATTAAATTTATTGTCAAATCAAGACGAATATGATATTAATTTAATCTTAATACCAGGAATTGTAAATAATGAACACAGCGTTATAGTTAGTAAAGCGATAGATGTATGTGAGGATAGGGGTGATTGCTTTGTAATTGCAGATCCTGTTACATATGGTTCAGCTTTAACTACAGCCAAAACACAAACTGATTCATATGATTCAAATTATGCAGCTATGTATTGGCCTTGGGTACAAATACCAGAAAATCAACTTGGAAAGACTGTATGGGTGCCACCATCAGTTGCTTTAGGTGGAATATATGCGTTTAATGATAAAGTCGCACACCCCTGGTTTGCTCCTGCTGGTTTAAATCGTGGTGGAATAGATACAGCGATTCAGGCTGAAAGAAAATTAACTCAATCTAATAGAGATGATTTATATGACGCGAGTTTAAATCCAATCGCAACATTTCCTGGACAAGGTGTTACTGTGTTTGGACAAAAAACATTACAGAAAAAAGCAAGTGCTCTTGATAGAATCAATGTAAGACGATTACTTATTAAAGTTAAGAAGTTTATCGCAAGTTCATCAAGATTCCTTGTGTTTGAACAAAATACAGCGGCAACAAGAAGAAGATTTTTAAATATAGCTCAACCATTTTTAGAAAATGTTCAATCAAATTCAGGATTAAATGCTTTTAGAGTAGTGATGGATGAAAGTAACAATACACCTGATGTGGTTGATAGAAATATTCTTTATGGACAAATATTTGTTCAACCAACAAGGACAGCTGAATTTATCGTTCTTGATTTTACTTTACAACCAACTGGTGCGACATTTCCAGAATAATTAGGAGAATTTAAATGGCAGAAAAAATTATAAGTCCCGGTGTATTTACAAATGAAATAGATCAGACTTTTCTACCAGCAGCTGTTACTGATATCGGAGCTGCGATAGTAGGACCAACTATTAAAGGTCCAGCTTTAGTTCCAACTGTTGTTACATCTTATGCAGAGTTTGTTGAAATGTTTGGTGACAGCTTTAAAAGTGGAAGTACATCCGCTGGTAATTATCAAACATATTTAACATCATTATCAGCTCAGAATTACTTACAAAATAGTAATACTTTAACTGTTGTTAGAATATTAGATGGAACATATGGAACTGCTCATTCTTTTTGTCCTACTGGAAGTAATGCATTTAGAGTATCAACTGATGTAAGTGCTAGTATGAGTTCAGCTGGTCTAAATCATTATAGTGGTAGTTCAACCGCAACCAATTGGACTCCTGATGCTTCATCTATAAAACTTTATACTTTAGCGGATGGTGCGATAATGAATAATGGTCCTGTGGCTGTTACATCAGGATATGATGGAGGTATCACAGGTTCTTCCATCGCTTATTCGGATTCCGAAGGTAAACTTGCTACAATAGATCAAACTTATGGTGGTGGATATCCAGGTGGTGATGCATCCTATATAATGAATAGTAGTACTGGTAGTGCAGGTGGAGGTGGATTAGGAAAAGATGGTATAATCGCTATTTCAGGCTCGAAACATAATTTGAGATGGGAAATTTCAAATATAAATAAGAATAGAGGAACATTTACTCTTTTAGTTAGAAGAGGTGATGATTCATATAAAAGAAAACAAATTCTTGAAACTTGGAATAATCTTTCATTAGATCCAAACTCTAATAATTATGCAGAAAAAATTATTGGTGATTCTTATCGAGAAATATCTGGTACTGAAACTGAACCTTATATAAACTATGTTGGACAATATCCAAACAAATCAAAATATATCAGAGTTGAAGTTTTAAAAACTACTCCTGATTATCTTGATGAAAATGGTGATGTTAGAGATACATCAGCTACTGGTTCTTTACCAGGACCAAACAGTGGTTCTTTCGTTGGTGGTTTAAATGGATTTGCTGGATTCGATTCTTTAGGAAACGCTCACGGAAGTAATGTTGAACTATATGATTGGTATGAAAGAATAAGCACTAATTCTCAAGGGTTTAATCCAGGAACTGATGATGAAGGTAAAACAGCTTACAACAAAGCACTAAATTTATTGGCTAACCAAGACGAATACGACATAAACTTATTATTGTTACCTGGTATAATATCAAATAATCATTCAGCTGTAGCTACAAAAGCAATAGATGTATGTGAAGATAGAGGTGATTGTTTTGTTTTACTCGACCCTGTAGTACACGGTTCAGCATTAACTACTGCTACAACACAGGCTAAAACAAGAAATTCAAGCTACGCAGCTATGTATTGGCCTTGGATACAAGTACCAGAACCTCAATTAGGTAAAAATGTATGGGTGCCACCATCAGTCTCTGTTGCTGGTATGTATGCGTTTAATGATAAAGTAGGACATCCATGGTTGGCTCCCGCTGGTTTAAACAGAGGTACTTTAAATTTGGCTACCCAAGCTGAAAGAAAACTGACTCAAGGTAATCGTGATGATTTATATGATTCAAATGTTAATCCAATTGCAACATTTCCTGCTCAAGGTGTTGTAGTATTTGGACAAAAAACATTACAGAAAAAATCAACTGCTTTAGACAGAATTAATGTGAGAAGACTATTAATCAGAGTTAAGAAGTTTATCGCAAGTTCATCAAGATTCTTAGTGTTTGAACAAAATACTTCAGCAACAAGACGAAGGTTCTTAAATATAGCTGAACCATTCTTAAATCAGGTACAAGCACAAAGTGGTGTAAGTGCTTTTAGAGTGGTAATGGATGAAAGTAACAATACACCTGATGTGGTTGATAGAAATATATTGATTGGTCAGATATTTATTCAACCAACAAGGACAGCTGAATTTATAACATTAGACTTCACAGTACAACCAACTGGTGCGACATTTCCAGAATAATTAATTAAATAAAGAGAGTTTATATAAATAAGCTCTCTTTTTTTTAGGTTTTTTTATATTTATATATGAAAGTAAAGGTATGTAATTAGGAGAAACGAAATGCCAGAATTATTAGAACCACAAGATATAATGTTTACACCATTTGAGCCAAAGCTCAAAAATAGATTTATAATGAACATAGATGGTATACCAGCTTATACAATTAAAACAGCGAATAGACCATCTTTAGAGTCAGACGAAGTAATGCTTGAACATATGAATGTGACAAGATATATTAAGGGAAAGTCAAGATGGCAGCCAATAGACATAACTCTATATGACCCTATTGTTCCTTCAGCTTCTCAAGCAGTTATGGAATGGGTAAGATTACATCACGAGTCTGTAACTGGTAGAGATGGATATTCTGATTTTTATAAAAAAGAAGTCACTTTGAATATGTTAGGGCCTGTTGGTGATGTAGTTGAAGAATGGGTACTAAAAGGTTGTTATGTTCAATCAGCTAATTTTGGTGATTTGGATTTTGCGACAAGTGACCCTGCTGAAATTACATTAACTTTAAAATATGATTACGCTGTACTTCAATTCTAATTGATAAAATGAACTATAACTTAAAAGGCCCTCAATAAAAAAATTGAGGGTTTTTTTATAAAATATATATTTATATATGAAATGAAAACAACATTTGACGAAATAATAGAAATAGTTTTAGAACACGAAGGTGGTTATGTAAATGATCCAGATGATGCTGGAGGTGAAACCAAATATGGAATTGCCAAAAGATGGTATCCTAATGTGGATATTAAAAACCTCACCAAAGAACAGGCTAAAAAAATCTATCATACGGACTATTGGAGACGAGGTAAGTGTGATGATGTTCCCCCACAATTAAAACATATATACTTTGATATGTGTGTTAATTTTGGTAGAAGAGGGGCTGTTAAGGTTTTACAACAAGCTGCTAATTCTAAAAACAGAAACAAAATCGAAGTAGATGGTGGTTTAGGGCCAGCTACATTAAATGCTATACAAAACATCTCATTAGATAGAGTAAGAGCATATCGTGTTTTAAGATTCGCAAACATAGTTATAGACAAACCAAATCAAGAAAAATTTTGGTTAGGTTGGTTTAGACGAGCATTAGAAGTTTAACCAAAGTTACAGTCCTC